TCATATTGCAAAGCTGAGTTGATCGTCACCGTAGTGCGATGCCGGAAACGCATCTGAAGGGATAAAGCCCGGCGGCAACTTCTCACGCGGCGCGCGCTTCGTTACCAGTTTTTCAACACTGTTTAGCGTGGTGAAAGTGATACTACATTCAAAATTCTGGCACTGGTGATAATGCCGAACGGTGGTATTGCTTAACGAGCGACTGGTACGCGTTTTTGCAACGGCACCACAAACAGGACACTTAAACATGATGGCCTCCCGGGGCGGGAGTTGAACTCGCTCATATTATGGCCGCTAACTCTCACTTTCTGCAATCCATTCAGGTATTTTCGCCTCAAGCTCCAGCCGGGTTTTGAATCCGCTATCGTCTACCGTATGCCCCACCTTCGCGATCATCCAGTCCTGTTTGTCTATCGCATCTTTAAATCCCGTTACGGTTCCGTGCATCTCCGGATAAAGATCCGCGCGCCCATAAGCCAGGGTTAACGAAAATTCAGCTGCACCGCGCTGGAGCTGCTGCCACTTTGCAGCGGCCGCACGCTGCGCCGCCATTTCGCTACTGTATGTTGTGCGGAGTACAAAAACATTACCATCTTCCCCGGCGATATAATCCCCTTCCCGGCTGCTGCTGCGTGGCTTCTTCTCCGTGGTTTTCTTACGCTTCTTCACCGTAACTTTTTTCTTTTTGCCGAAGTTCAGATCCAGCCAGTAAGCCTGCACGCCGGTGTAAGCATCGCGGTCTGCAATACGGAACGAATGACGGTCTGCACTACCGCGCGTAATGGCGAACTCCGGCAACGCTTTGCCGTTCGCACTAACGCCACCGCCCGGCAGAATGAACAACAGGCAACCGTTTTTCACCGTGGCGATGGCGCCGAGAATATCCGCCATACGCGTCAGGAATGACATGTCACTTTCCTGTGTCTGGTCAGCATGATCTATTTCGGCGTTCATCAGCTGTTCGGAAATAACCGGCTTCAGTTTGTAACGGTGAGCGATAGCCGACACGATGCGCTCTACCGTCACGTCATGCCACGACACCTCGCGTTTGATATTGAATTCATCGCGAAAATCAGCGCTGCGGGCGGTTATCTCGATGCGGTCTGGCGGCCCTGAATGCGCGATCTCATCAACAATATAAATCCCCTTGTAGATTAGCGGCTCCCCCTGCCAGCCGAGCGATAACGACAGCTCGGCGCCACGAGGTGGCAGCTCAATATCGCCCTGGCTGTCATCAACGGTGATCGTCAGCTCGTCGGCGTTAAATCCCCGGTTATCCGTCAGCTCCAGAGAAATAATTTTCTCATCCAGCACGGTCAACGCCTTACCGCCAATCAGGACATTAAACGCCGGGATGCGCGACAACTCATCCTGGTATTTTTTTAAGTCCTGAGCGCCCGCATTCAGCAGGCTTTTTGCATTGTCGATTGTGTCTGTGTTCAGCGCCATGATTGCCCTCCGCCGCTGATAGTTCCATGCGCGCGCGAGGCATGCGACGGCTTTTTGTTGTCACGGAACACCCACAACCACCGCCGCAAGACGACGCCATGTATTTCAGGGATTATCACCCCGAACTCACTAAACATGATGGCGGTAGAGTATGACCGACAACTTTTTCCACGGGGCGCGCACCAAAGAAAACACCGACCTACAGACCGTAATCAACGATGTTGATTCAACGGTCATTGGCCTGGTGGCGGTTGCTGAGGATGCCGATCCCGAAACTTTTCCACTTGATACACCGGTACTGATTACGCGAGTGATCAGCGTGCTGGGTAAGGCCGGTAAAACCGGATCCCTGTACAAATCGCTAAAGGCTATTTCCGACCAGGTCAGCACCCGCGTGATCGTCGTGCGCGTCGCTGAGGCTAAGGCCGGTGAAGGCGCCCAGACGCAGTCGCAGCTCATCATTGGCGGAACTAAGGCAGACGGCAGTTATACCGGCATGTTTGCCCTGCTGACAGCAGAGCAAAAAACCGGTTATCGCCCGCGCATCCTCGGCGTGCCAATGTATGACACGCAGGAGGTCACCGCGCAGTTACGCGTGATTGCGAAGCAGCTGCGGGCGTTCTCTTACAGCTATTGCGATGGCTGCGAAACGATCACCGAAGCGAAGGCTTATCGTGAACAATTTGCAGAGCGCGAAGGCATGCTGATCTGGCCGAACTTCATCGCCTACAACTCACAGACCGGCGCGAATGAAGAATTTCCCGCCGTGGCTTATGCATTGGGCCTGCGCGCGCTGATCGACAACGAGCAGGGTTGGCATAAATCGCTATCTAACGTGGCGGTTAAAAACGTGCTGGGGATTACCAAAGACGTATTCTGGGCGCTACAGGCGGAAGACTCCGACGCCAACGAGCTGAACGCCAACGAAATCACCACGCTGATCAAGCGTGACGGCTTCCGCTTCTGGGGCAACCGCACCACAGACACCGAAGAATATATTTTCGAGGTGTACACCCGTACCGCCCAGATCCTGGCGGACAGTATCGCCGAGGCGCAATTTACCACCGTCGACAGCCCACTCACCCCGGCGAACGTGAAAGACGTGGTGAGCGGTATTAACGCCAAACTTCAGGCACTCGTCACGGCGGGCAAGCTGATTGGTGCGGCGTGCTGGTTTGATATCGTCGATAACCCAACCACTGGCCTGCGCCAGGGCAAGGCTGTTGTGCGCTACAACTACAGCCCGGTACCGCCGCTGGAAGATTTAACGCTGATCCAGACCTTCACCGATCAGTATTACGAACCGGCTTTTGCATCGCTGGGAGGTGCGTAAATGGCTATTCCTAAAAAACTGCGGCTGTTTACCCTCTTTGTGGACGGGGAAAACTATATCGGGAAAGTACCGAGCGTCACGCTCCCGAAACTCACCCGGAAAACAGAAGACTATCAGGGCGGCGGCATGCTTGGCGCGGCGGGTGTCGATCTCGGCCTGGAAGCCGGGGCGCTGGATGCATCAATGATTGTCGGCGGTGTAGTCGAAGAGCTGATCCTGAAATGGGGCGGCGATATTGACGAATTGCGCCTGCGCTTTGTGGGTGAGATTTACAGCGGCGGTACCAGCTCGCTGCTGGAAGTCGAAATGCGCGGCCGCATCACTGAAATTGATCAGGGTGAAGCGAAACAGGGTGATGACACTAACCACACCTACGCGATCAAAAACACTTATTACAAAGAGTCAGTAGACGATAAGCCCCTGCTGGAAATCGACCTGCTGAACTTCATCTACAAACGCAACGGCAAGAGCCTCTATCCCGATCGCATTGCCTCCGCGCTGGGCCTCGGCCAGTAACTTTTTAACCACTACCAATGGCGGCCAGCCCGGCCGCCCGGAGAATTATCAATGTCTGTTACTTTAAGCAAGCCGATCAAACGCGGTGATCAGGAAATCAAAACCATCGTTATCACCGACACTATCAAGCAGGCTGGCTCGCTGCGCGGCCTGAAACTGGTTGATGTGCTCAACTTCGACTATGACGCCGTTTCCACGCTGCTGACGCGCACAACCAACCCGCAACTGACAGCTGTCGAGATTGCCACGATGGCGACCGGCGACTTTACTGCGCTGTGTGAAGAGATCACGCCTTTTTTGACGAAAGCGGAGCCGTCCGCAGTCACCGAAGCGGCGACGGCGAGCAAGTAAGAGAAGCAGTTATCTCCGATATCGACGACCTGATCGCCGATATCGCTGTTATTTTTCACTGGCCGCCCTCCGAGATGTACGGCATGGAGCTGCGCGAGCTGATAGCCTGGCGCGAACGGGCGGCTATCAGAAGCGGCAACCATGACAAGGAGGATGACGACGATGGATCTTAGTATTCGCGTTGCGTTCAGCGCCATTGATAAACTCACCCGTCCGGTCAACGCCGCCAGTAAATCTATTGGCGGCCTTTCTGACTCCCTCAAGAAAACGCAGTCGTCGATCAAGGATCTGGAGAAAAGCGCAGCGGCATTCGACAAGCTACGCTCGCAGGCCAATGAAACGGCGCAGAAACTAAAAACTACCCAACGAGCCTTTGACGGCCTCAACCAGAAACAACGCGAAGGCGGCCAGCTTACCGAAGCACAGGCGGCTCGTCTTGAATCGCTGCGCGGCAAGCTCTCGCGGCTGACAGATACCTATAACAAACAGACCACGCAGCTGCGAACGGCAGCGCAGGCGGTGCGCCAGCACGGCGTTAACCTCTCATCCGGCAGCGGTGCTGTTCAGAGCGCAATCCGGCGCACAGAGCAATATAACCAGACGCTGGAACGCGAACGCCGTCAGCTGGCGGCCACAACGCGCGCCCAGGCAAGCTATGAACGTACCAAAGAAACCGCAGGGAAACTCCGTGGCGCTGGCATGGGGATGACACTCGGTGCAGCGGCTACAGGTTATGCGGCGGGGTCGTTCCTGGCGCCCGCAGTAGGTTTTGATGAGGAAATGTCGCGCGTACAAGCGTTAACCCGCCTCAACAAAAACTCATCCCAACTCGCCGACCTGCGCGCGCAGGCAAAAAAACTCGGTGCCGAAACGGCTTTTACTACCCGCGACGCCGCGAGCGGTCAGGCATTCCTCGCGATGGCCGGCTTCACCCCTGAAGCAATTCAGGCAGCCTTGCCCGGTGTGCTTAACATGGCGCTGGCCGGTGGCATGGATCTTGGCGAAAGTGCCGATATCAGCTCTAACATCTTGTCGCAATTCCGTCTCGATCCAAAAGAAATGGATCGCGTCAGTGACGTGCTGACCGCCGCCTTTACCCGCACTAACACCGATTTAACCAATATCGGCGAAGCGATGAAATACGCGGGTACCGGCATGGCCGGTCTGGGCGTTGATGTTGAACGTACCACCGCCATGATCGGTGTAATGGCGAACGTGGGGCTGCGTGGCAGTATCGCGGGTACAGGTTTACAAACGACCTTTTCCCGACTGGCAGCACCTACCACCAAGGCGCAAGCCGCACTTAAACAACTTGGCATCACCGTAGCTGACGCTACCGGCAAAATGCGACCGGCAGAAGCTATCCTCTCGGATATCTATAAATCCGTTTCGAAGTACGGCGCTACCGATCAGCTGTCCTTCTTCAAAGATATCGCCGGGGAGGAAGCGGCTAAATCATTCCAGGCACTGGTGAGATCTGCGGGTAGCGGTGAGCTGCAAAAGCTGCTGACTGATTTACGCGGATCACAGGGTGAAGCGCAGAAAGCGGCAAAAGTGATGGCCGACAACCTCAGCGGCGATCTGAAAAATCTGGATAGCGCATGGGAGGGCTTCCGCATCCAGGTGGAAGAAACCACCGACGGGCCATTACGTAAACTGACTCAGGGGTTAAGTGACTTAATCACGTCAGCCAGCGAATGGGTAAAAGAAAACCCGCGACTGACGCAGACGCTAATCCTTGTCGGTGGGGCGCTGACTGTCTTTGCCGGTGCGGTGGGTATTGCCAGCATTGGCGCCAGCTTCATCCTTGGCCCACTGGCAAAACTCCGCCTGATGCTCAGTATGATCGGCATCTCATCAATCACCGCGACCGGCGGTATTTCGACGCTCGGCGTGGCGTTCTCAGGCTTAAGAGTCATTCTCGCTTCACTGCTGGGGATCCCTGGCCTGATTCTGGCGGCATTCATTACCGCTGGCCTGCTCATCTGGCGATACTGGGAGCCGATTAAGGCGTTTTTCTCCGGGCTGTTTACCGGCATCAGCCAGGGGCTTTCCCCGCTGATTCAGTCGTTTTCTTTCCTGGTGCCGCTGTTTGATGCCATCAGCGCCGGAGTGGCGAAAGTCTGGGGCTGGTTCAGTCAGCTATTTACACCGATTGATTTTTCCCGCGATGCGCTGGATAAGTGCGCCAGCGCCGGGAAAACATTTGGCGAGGTGCTGGGTACCGCCCTGAATCTGCTTTTTACCCCGCTCCGCTTGCTGACCGAAGGAGTCAGCTTGTTACTTGAAAAGCTGGGGTTAATCCCTTCCGGAATTGACGCTGCACGGGCTAAGGCCAACAACCTCGAACCCAAAAAACCGACGTCGTGGGAGTGGGATCCGAAGCAAAAGAAAATGGTTCAAAAGGCGTGGGACTGGTCGCCCAAAAAATCAGATTCCCCCGTTACCGCAGGCGCGCCGCCCGCAGCTTCGCCACTGTCCGGTAACACCGGCACGTTACGCCGCCTGAATAACATTGCGGATAACACAAAGGCGACCGCCGACAACACGAAGGAAGCACGCAAGAAGATTGGCCCTGGTGACATTATTTTCAAAAACCTGCCTCGTGCGCTGGCCCTGCGCGGCGCCTATCAGGAGGCGCGGATCTCACCGCAGGCAGTACCGCGCGTTGCCGCTCCGGCGGCAGGCGGCATTCTCTCCGTACCAACGGCGACGCAAGGCCCGCTGTCAGCGCCCGTTTCTGCCCCGACAGGTGGTGCGCCAGTGTTTAACCTGGTCTTTAACGAAGTCGGCCAGCATTCGGCGCGGGATCTGGAAAAAATGGTCAGGAATGCCGTTCGCGATGCAATGGCCAGCACAACCAGAAGTAACCGTGGCTCGTTCCGCGACAGAGATTAGAGGTAATCAGTATGATGATGGTTTTCGGGATGTTTGTTTTTACGCTGCGCACAGCCCCTTATCAGCAGCTCCAGCACGCGCAGGAATGGCGGCACGTTAAAAACGACCGGGTTAATCAGTCCGCCGCGTGGCAGTACATCGGGCCGGGTGAGGACAACATTACCCTGTCCGGGGTGCTCTTTCCGGAAATTACCGGCGGCAACCTGTCACTTTCTGCGCTGGAGACTATCGGATTTTCCGGCCGCCCCTGGCCGCTGATTGAAGGTGATGGCCGAATTTACGGGATGTATGTCATGACGCGGCTGGAGCGAGGAAAAACCGAGTTCGATCAGTTCGGTGGCGCAAAGAAAATTGAATTTACGTTAAGCCTCAGCCGCGCAGATGCAGATTTTCGCGAGAAGCTGCAATCATCCTCCATCAGCGATGCCCTGGCAGACCTTCAGAGCAGCGCCACCAAAGCCATTAACGCAACAACCAACTCACTTAATCGCCTGTTTTAATCCAACAAAAAGCCCCTCATCGAGGGGCTTTGCTATACCGGCAAACATCGCCATTTCTGACCGTGCTGCAGAACGTTATTTTTGACAGTGCTCGATGTTGTACATACGTACCTACATGGCAAACCCCTAAAATTAATGGGTCAAAAACGTGGCATCATCTGTCAAAGATGGTACGCAAGGATTGTTACCGGCCAAAATGCCACGCTAGAATGACGGCATGGCCTACCAGTACAAAAATGGCAAGTGCAATTCGTAACCGTTTCATAACAGAACCAACACGGAATAATCACAGAATACTCGCGTTTTTGCCTCAGCGCTGGCTATAAGATTCTTCTTAACAATGGTAAGTATAAAAAAATGAACTCTAATAAATGGCTTGTACGCTTGGCCGCTGTAGTCTCTTTTGCGTCCATTACCACAGGATTCACCAAATGGCCCGATGTTATGTTTATATCCAGTTGTGCCATGCTTTTAATCTGGCTTCATGCAGAGTGGGACTGGTGGAGAAAAAAATAACCTCCACCAAATTTAAACCTTCCCATCCTTCCCGTCAGGCAACACGCGCCCAACACATCAGCAAGGTGTGCGCCTCAACGACGTTAATTGCCTGACCGTTACCAAGATTATCCGTTTTCCCAGTAACTGTGTGACGATGAGGCGGAATAGTTAAACCATGCTTATGCGCTGGTGCATCGCTTGTATTGTTAAAAGTTGTGCTTTTCTGATTGTCTGTTCCGTGAGTAGCCTCTCGCCATGAAGCCCCCGGCGCACCATCTCCCCCCTGGTGATTATGCGCGCCATTTTCGGTCGTCTCCTGATAACTTCCCTGATGTTCGTCGGTTGATCCGTTTACATTAATCTGTACAGCCGGGAGATTGGCTTGCTGAATGGTGACGGTGTCGCTACCACCAGTGGCGCCCACATTTGAGCCATCGGCCTTACCGACGCGGATTGTTTTATTCTCGCCAGTGTAAGTCCATTGCGACCACGGCCATTTCTCGTTCGGATTGATATTTTGAGCAAAGAAGCGCACCGTTCCTGGCGGGTTTTCCTCTTCCCAGAAGTCCCGGCGTGCCGCAGTGATAGCGTCCGTGATTGCCTGCTGAATATTAGTATCCAGATCCCCTGCAACCTGATCGGTGTAATCCTTCGCCTCACTCTTGACTTTGTTCAACTCATCAACCGTTGCAAGGATTACTGCCGGATCGGCTTTTAGCTCAACATCTGCGGTACTACTTACCGCAATCCAGATGTTTACAGCATGAAGTCTCCCCGAGCCTTGCGCCAGCAATGGCTTATAGGATGGCGGTACCGTCGCAACAGCAATACAAACCCCTTCGTTATCATAGAGGCCTGCCTCACGAACCCAGAACCCACCCACCTGCGGCATCATGATCATTTCAGTGCGAATGATATTGGCGCCCTGATCGGCAATGACCACGCGATTTAACGGCGCCCGGTAAAGCTCATTAACCAGATCGTCACTCTCTGACAGGTCAGGTACGATTCCGCCGCCATCTCCTACCGCCATCTCGCTAAAGTTGACCGGCACCCCCGAGACAGCAGCGGCGGCAAACTTCCGCTCTCCCGCGCTGGTAAGGCGCGCATAAAATAATTTATCCACGTGCTTACCTCCCACTACGGAACAATTACGCCTTTCCCAGCCATGATGGTACGTGCTTTTGCGAACAGACCTGCGATGGTCGTGCTATCCAGCGCACCGTTATACATCGCCCATAATCCAACTCGTCCGGTAATACCCAGATTGTGGGGAGCAATATAGCCGCCACCAATGCGGATTGTGCTTTTCGGCTCGCGTCGGGTTTCAAACGGCTTGGTCGCTGTTCCCATAGTCGATGCACGGGTTACCGAAAGTTGTTTTGCTCCCGTCACCACCGCGACGAGTTCCCAGCCTGGCGTGACATTGCCGGTTTGAGCGTGGATTGTCGTCGGCGTTGCCCCAATATCAGCCACAAAAAAACCGTCTTTAGTTATCGCCGCTCGCGTTCCCGTAAAAGGACTCACCGATTCAGGCAGACCCGAGTAAATCTGCGTTGTGACTTCCTGCGGGTTAGCCCGAAATGCAACAATGACGGTATTAGTCAGAGGCTCAATAATTCCTGTATCTGCGTAATGACCATCGATGCCATCACATACCAGCCCCTCACTATCAAAGGTCAGACCGTTAACTTCCAGCGCCCTGCCATTGCTGCTGCTTTCTTTTGCGCTGCGCATTTCGTAAATAGATAGCGCAGAATCCAGATACATTTCCGAGCGGGCCTTACTGACGGGCAGTAGTGGATTACCAAAATCCTTAGCGACCTGAAACTGAATCATAAAATACCTCGTTTAATTTCATCTGTTATTCGGAAATGGCAATCTTCTGAATCGGTAAATAGTTATAAAGCGGATAAGGCTTGCCGTTTTCATCTGTTAAATCGGTCTTTTCAGGGTCAGAATCATGAATGGTTGTTCGCACCCCTGTTTCACGCCCGAAAAACCATTGTTGATATCGGTTACTTGTAATTTCCCCTCGGTTATCCGGCGTCCAGGCAAACGCCACAAATGCCCCGTTTCCGATATCTGTTTTCGATATAACTTTAATTTTTGTACCCGCTACAATCTCCACGGATGCAATATCAAGTCGCCCGGTTTCATCATGTAACTCGACACCATGATGACCATCTGCCAGCTCAGTAATATACGAGTCATCAATAACCAGCGGGGGGTGATACGTAAACACGTCAGTAATCACAGTTCTGCTGTTTATTTTACGGGCGCGGGTAGCATGCACAGGTAAGTATTTTTCACCGTCTGGCTTGTCTGCGGTACGTGTTCGCAGGCGATGACGCAATGCCTTTTGCGCATACAGCCCCATCAGCCGGTAACCGTGGGCGTTGTGATGGACATTACCCTGCCCGATGGTATGGTTTGCCGGAAGCCCCATATACGACGGCCCCCACATATCAATCAGCGGGTTATTCAGCGCCATATCAAGCTGCGCCTGGGCGATGACCTCCGGCGGGTTTTCTACTGTGCCCACGTAAAAGCCGTGGGATGAGGTCTGATACATCAGCATGACCAGATCTCGGTCGGCATCACGCATCCCCGCCGTATCTGCGGCCACATCCGCCCGTAAGGTTGACACCCTCCCGGTGTAACTTTCAGCGCTGGTCCCGTTTGCCATGTTCGCCTCGCCCTGAATCCACAGCATGAAATCCACGGCATAATCACGGCCCTGTAAAGCCATCTGCGTCGCTGTCCAGACCAGGTGCGCAATCAACCGGCGATAAGGCTCTGTCCCTTTCGAAAGCCCCTCAACCGTAATTCCCCCGACGCCGCCAGCATTAAACAGCAGATCGCGACCGGCCATATCGCTGACGTTATCAGTAAACCCATACGCCAGTGAGGAAGCCACTGTCTCCCCGTTGCTGCCACTGACAGTTTCACGCAGCGGCACCAGTGATGCCGGGCTGGAGCTGTAACTCCGCACCCCCGTATTGAACATCAGGGCGTTGCGTGTCGGCGTGTTCAGCACCGGCGTGCCGTATTGCCCGATTGAAAGTGATTGCCCGTAGATAATGACATGCAGCACTTCGGCAAAATCAAGCCAGAATCGCTCAGGCTCGACGGGCTGCGGCTCCACCTCTGAATTATTGAAAATCTCGCCTTTGCTGCCAATCCCGGCAGATACCCGCTGATTTTCATCAATAATTTCAAGAAAGTTCTCACCCTCCGTGACAAAAATCCGCATTCCCATCACTTCGATGAAGCCTGTTTTCCCGATACCAAAGACAATGCGCCCCAGCTCATCACCAAATGCAAAACAGTAATCGGAGTCATCCGGCAGGTTGGTTACAGGGACTCCCATAATGCGCATTCCGGCGTTCGCTTCCAGCACACCACGCAAATCAATACCCACGGCGCGACGGAACAATGCATCAACAAACTCGACGGCATAATCTGGGTCAACTTCCCCCATAATCCCAGCATCTGGCAACAGTTGCTCCATTGCCCGCTTATCGGCGACCTCGAAAAGCTTCACCGCATTGCCGCCATTATTCCGGTAAACCGTCTCGGTAGCGCTGTTATCGTATGCTACACGGAACGTTTGACCAGGAACGGTCATTGACAGGCCCGCGTTCGTACCTGTCGGATCTTCCGCTGACGTGAAAACGACGATGGATACGCCCTGGCTATCAGGCAGGCGCTTCCCGGTAGCAACTGGCTCACCATTAACGTTTTTGAATTCTTCCACCCACACGCCGGAATTTTCAGAGCGCACCGAGAATAACGCACCTTCAGGTACTTTACCGGCAGCAATAGCCGCCTTAGCCTCATCCTGATTCGAGTAGGGTAACTCTCCCGATTTAATTAGCGTGCTGTAGGCTTCAACCGCCTGCTTTAAATACTGCGTACGGTTCCCCAGCTGTTTCGCTTGAATATTCGCCGCACCTTCGCGCCCACCTTCAACTTTATCGAGGCGAGTCAGCATGCTGACATTATTTTCCCATTGTGCTTTTTCGCTAATATTCATGCATCGTTACCCGCAAAATGATAATTCCCGCTGTAGAAAGCCCGCCCGTCGTAATAAATGCTTTCGTCCGGCTTGTAATTCGGCGGGTAAACGGTAATTACCTCGCCATCAAAATTCGCTGCGCCTACCCATGCATTCCCCCTGGTATGGGTTGCAATTGTCATCGTTGACATATGCCGACTAACCGGCTTGGCATCTCCTACCAGGCGATTCAGTTCATCCAGTGTTTTTGGTGTAAGGCCAACATCATTTACATCAATCTCAAGCCGGAACGTGCCCGGTTCATCTCCGACATCGAACCATTCCGCAAACGTCGCGGAAAAACCCATATCTTCGATCACTCGCCGCACGGCTGCGCGCGTACCCTTCCGGCGATGAAGCCAGTAAGATTGCTGGATTGACGCTATTTTTTTCTCTGCCGGCCAGTTCTTATCCCACCGATCAACCGACAGCGCCCACGCCAGATACGGCAATAAATCAACCGGGCATGCCGTCGGCGTCCACAGCGTGCGAATGGCTACCGTAATTCCGGACAGCTTCGCCGTGGCAGCTTCGGCGCCACGCATCCACGCACTGGCAGATGGAGGAAGAAGTGTGTTATTCATCGGTTCCGCCATTTTCCAGGTTGTAGCCAGTATTCCTGGCCGCCTGGATATCGCTGATCCTGATATCGTCCGGCGGGGCATTCAGCACGACCCGCTGTACGCCCTGGACATGTAGTGCCGCTGAAATGGCGGAGCGTGCCACGTCTCTGCTTATTTTTTTATCGCTCTGCTTCAGGAACTTTTGCAACGATGCATCAGCTGCATTGATGATCGGCTCTGACTCAGGCCCCGGATACAGGTACAGCGTGGCGTTAATCTCGTAATCGACAATCTCAGCACTGCGCACCGTCACGCGATCACCCAACGGGCGAACCTCTTCATCGTTTACCGCTTCGGCAACAGCGGCCAGCAGTTCTGGCGACGCGGTACCGTCGCCCTCGGTGGACAGCACCGCAATAATCACTTCTGCCGGTGCCGGGCTGGACGCCCTGGCATCGGCAACTTTTCCGCTGGCGCTGCGGGCAAAGTATTCATAAGCCGCCGATGGCCCGGCGACGCTCATTCCCTCAAACGCAGCCTGTGCTCGCAGCCGTAACGCCTCGTCACTTTCCATTTCGGCATCGGTTGTCTCGGTTGCTTCGGCCTTGATCAGGCGTTCGGTATCGAGATTCGCCGCGATATTATCCAGATCGTCGCCGGTCGAATGACTCAGCATGCAGGCGGCCGCCCCTTCGTTAATACGCTGGCGTAGTAACATCTCGCGATATGCCAGAGCCTGGGCGATAACATTCAGCGGTTCAGACTCAAGCGCCAGCGCCGCAATAACAGCAGCCTGCTGATCTGCCGGATAGGCGGCCACCATCACCGCTTTCACCTCGATCAGGATTTCTTCAAAATCCAGCTCCTCGATAATGGTCGGCTGCGGCAGCTGTGAGAGGTCAATTGTCGGCATTTTTGGCACTCCTTAACGTTACCGATCTGGTGCTCTTTTCCATGCTTTCAGTCAGCATTCCGGATAGCTCCGCCGTTACTGCGCCTGAGGCAGAATAGTGAATATTGATAGCGTCCAGCGCGATCCGCGGCTCCCATGCTGCCAGTGCGATAACTGCGGCGCTCATCAGTTGCAGGCGCGTGACGTCGTTCTGCGGGCAGTCGATCAAATCCGGGCAAAGCGAACCATAATTGCGGCGCATAATGCGCGTATTAACCGGCGTCAGCAGAATATCGCCCACGGACTGCCACACATGATCTTCATCTGTCAGCGTCCCGGTGCCGTTCGCATTCATACCGCGATAGCGCTCACTCATCGGGTGCCCTCCGTCCAGCTTCCGCCGCGCTCGACAGCGCCGTGATTGTGGTTATCCACCTGCACGCCGTTAGAGATAAACGCTCCGCCGGTATGATTAAAATCACCGCGCATTTCCCCACCTTCAGCGACATCAAGATTTTTCGCGCGCAACAGGTTGGTGCAGTTCACCTCCGGCGTATCCAGAGTGACGATTACCGACGCCTCGATCACCGCCGATTTAATGCCCGCCACCTGTAAGGCGCCCGCCTCGGCGTCATAACGAAAACGCGCACCATCAGGAGCCGTTACCACCATTTCATTACGCGTTGCGCCCGGTGCCGGGTTGTCGTCGCTGTATAGGCTGCCGCCAATAATGGCGGTATTCGTGTTACCGCCGAGACACAAGAGCCAGACCTGCTCGCCAATGGTCGGCGGAATCCAGACCTTAAATGCCCCGGCCCGCTGCGCGTTCCAGCGCAACCAGGTCGTTTCCAGCCCGCCGCTCTGTACCCGCACGCGCCATTTTTCCTCGTCGATCTCCGTCACAGTGCCGGTGCGCACGACGTTCTCCAGCAGGCGGATCAGTTCGGCAATATCCATCAGCGCACCCCCAGCGAATCAATCACCTGCCTGGCTATCATCATGCGATCCGTCTTACTCAGGCCCAGCAGTTCACGGCGGGGATAGTTCGCCATCGCGCCGCTGTCATTCACCCGGTCACGTAATCCATACTGGTGAACGCGAGCAATGCGGGCCGCCACGCCAGTGAATCCCACGCTTGCCCCTTCAGAGGTTGCACGGGCTTTCAGAAAGCGCGCTGTACGCAGACGGCGGAACATTGGATCGGCTTTCGTCGTATCGCGGCGAGTCTCGTTGAAACTGATATCGAGATAGCGCTCTATATCAGCGCGATAGAACGAACGTACCGCCCCTCGCCCTTCATCAAATCCGGTCAGCATGCGGCCACGACTGCCGCGCGTCGCCCGCCAGTTGCGCAGGCGGCGCTCTTCGCCCTGCCAGATAAACCCGATCCCGGCCTGCGAACGCAGTACCCGGCGGTGCCGCTTCTGGTACGGTGTGCCGTCCGGCGCAACCTGCTTACCGATCCGCTGACTCTGAGCACGGCGCAGCGTGGTGGCAATGCCTCTTGCCGTGCGCAGGCGGCGTGCTGGCGTCATAGCGGAAAGGATTTCCGCGAAGACCTGATCCAGCTGTTGAAACAGCGCAGCATCGTTGCTCACTTCATCTCTCCCTCAAAGCCCGGATCAAAGACCACCTCCCACTCGCCGCCATTAATGCGGGGTCGGTCTTCCGCCAGGTGCGTAGCAACGGGTTTTCCGTTGACGATCTCCACCATGACGCGCTCCCATACAGGCACCTTAAACAGCACGTCGGCCATGTCATCGCTGATAATGTCCGCGTCAAACTCAACTTTGCGGTTATTGTCCGGGTTGAGCAGCAAATCAGGCTGGTAATGCCATACCCACGCCATGATCGGCAGCATGAGATCATCCACCTGCCCCGGAAAGTCCATGGCCAGCACCTGGATGGTGTAGCGATACATAAACGAGGGTTCGCCGGTCGCCTGCGTCTCAATGCTCCCCTTCTCCACCCAGACGGTGATTAGTTCAGGGTTGGCCTTACACCAGGTGTTTGCGGCGATCAGCGCCTCTCGTAACAATTCGGCTTTTTTCACTTCATCCCCCTGGCTATTTTCCGCAGTTCCAGCTCCCGAATGCCCGCCTTATCCGCGTTGCAAGTATCCAGCGCATCAAGTAGCGCATCAGACCAGATCACAAGATTCCCGTAGCGCATCGGTCTGGGCGGTGGCGCTGGCGTTTCAGTTTTTGCCGTCAGGCTTTCTGGCAAAGGCTCCTGAATGATCACCGGCGGCGACTTCGGCGGCACGCTGGTACAGGCTGTCAGCGACAGCATCAGGCACAAGAGCAGCAGCGCAGGGATCACCGGCCAGTTCAGTTTTGATATTTTCACGACGTTTCTCCCCGGCTTCGTTGCGCTTTTGCCCCAGCGCTTTCACGCTGGCTTCAATCTCGCTGACGTCCTGGCGCAGCGCCCGCACTTCGGCCAGCACATCGCCGGTTTGGTTCAGTTTTTGCGTGGTATCTGCCAGGGCTTTCTCTGCGGCTTCGCGCCTGCTGGTTTCCGTGGTTAGCCGGATGCAGGCCACAGCCAGAAGGACACAGATCACCGTGATAACGGCAAGCAACCCTTTCATTTCGCCCCCTTGAACACCGGATCTGACAAGCACCACTCCCGGAACTCTTCCCGGCGGTTGACCAGCCCCTGCAAGCGCCTGCCGCCTGAGTTAACAAAATCCGTTACCCGGTCGCAGACGCCGCGCCAGTCAGCTGATTGCGCATTACGCCAGATCGTCGTTCTGACCTTCTTCCCCTGCCTGTTGGTGTACCAGGCAAGCCCGCTACAGCCGACATTAAATGCGCTATCGGTCAGCGCTTCGAAAACGCGCTGCGGTGCAGCTGCGCCGTTAAACTCGCGGTTAACGCAACGCTCTGCGCGCATCAGATCATTCACCCAGCGCTCTGCGATCTCCTGTTCGGCATACTCCCGGTTCTGCACTTTCCCGGTAGAGCCAATCCCCACGGTTAATACGCCTGCCGGGCAGTAATACGGGGTCTTGCGACAATCCTCATATTTCGCCATCTTCAGTTGCGCTTCCGGGCTGGTACGCAGTGACTGCGGCCAGAGCGCTGCGGCCAGCGAGATAATCGCGGCGACAGAGCAGGCAATAACGCCCTTTTTCATCGTGGCGCCTCCCTGATAGTGCGGATCAGCTCTTTCACGTCCTGCCGGTTTTCGGTGTCGTCGCGAATGGCGTCGATCAAATCGTTCAGCAGCACGTTATTAGTTTCATGGATACGGGCCATCCGGCGGCGATGCATTTCACCTAACACCGCCACCACTACCCCTGTTACTGCCGCAATAGCCGTCAGCCAGTCCTTTTGCGTCATCATGCCGACGCTGCCGAGGAACACCGACCAGAGGTATGCGGCCCAATTCCAGGCGCGGTTTATTAACTCCATAGCTGCACCGTCTCCTTTGTCGCCGAGGCGCTCACCTCCGGCAGTTCCACCACCTGCCCGGCCTCCATGAAGATCTGATCGGCCAGTGACTTGTTCGCAGCAAGCACAATCTCGGTGACGCCCTGGGTGGTGCCGTAATAACGCTGGCAAAGCAAATCCACCGTATCGCCCTGTAAGGCTTTCACTTTCATCAGAATGCCTCCGCAGAATTGCGAACTTCGCCGCGAATATCGGAGATAGCCCAGCGCGCATCACGCCAGTGATCGTTTGCCTGGCTTGCCAGCGCAGCGGCTTTCTTCTCCCCGGCGTCGCCGGTCGTATCCACATCACGGAACGTTTCGATCAGCAGGGCGCGGGCTATGCTGTAAACCGCACGGCGCCAGCGGTAAACCTTCGCGCTCTGCCCGTTAATTTCCATTGCCGGTACGGTATCCAGTGATGCAAACCCGGCGTTCTGCTGTTCGATCCGCCAGGTATCGAGCTGGTCAGCGGCATGACCCACCGCCTCGATAACAACATGCTTCAGTCGCGAAGTTGTCACCGTGCCAGTGATGCGCATCTCCTTGCGGGCATCGCTCAACACGATTTCGGGCCAGAACACACCGGCGGTGACTTTCTCGCCGCCGTCGTCCACATCCGGCACATCCTCTGCTGAGGGGGTTACTGTGCGGGGGGCTACAAGGCTCATGGTGTAGTCTCCAGAAAAGGTGGCGGTGAGCGGACGGAGAAAAGAAAACGCAGTGCGTTGCAGATCTCCGACCGCGCCGCCAGCGCACGGGGCGCAAGTCGGTTATTTTTTGGCGGCGGGCGCTTTTTTCGTTGTGGTTTTGCGCGCCGCTGGTTTTTTGGCTGTGCTTTTACGGGCGGTTTTAGGCACGGCCTTTCCGGCCATCACCGCCGGAACCGGTGGTGCTGCAGGGCTATCACTCTGCCCCGCTGCGGCATCGTCACCAGTAGACTCACCCCCGGTAATAGTCGCAACAGCGGTTTTCTTCAGCTGACTGGCGAGTTTGTCGATCAGCTTTTTCACGCCTGCGCCAGGATCCATGATCAGTGCAGTGCGCAGCAGCCCTAGTGCGGTTTCCTGCTCGGCAGGCGTGCCGTTGCGCAGTGCAAAAGCGCGTGCTTTGTGGAGCTTGGCGCGCACCATGTCTGGCATATCGCTGTCAGCGGTAAACTCGGCTACTTCATCGAGCACCGCCAGATATGGCGATACGTCGGTGCTGTCGTCGGCCTTAACCTGAACCAGGATCGGATCACAAATTTCATCGACCAGAGCTGTCGCCGCCGTGCGGTTAAATCGGTCTGGCATCGCCAGGTTATGCGCGATGACGTAACGCCCGATTCTCGCCGCCAGTGGATAATCACGAACATCTATCGCCCAAATCATCAGGCGCGTGATCACTTCATCCTGGCGGCCGCTATTACCTTCGAGCGTTCCCTCAATCCACCCCTCGTAATTGGGTAGCATCTGGCGCTTAAGCGCGGCTTTCGCCTGCTCGCCCTGAATTTTTTTAAGCGCGGCCATATCCATGCGCATGCGGTGCAGGATCTGCTCATGCGCAGTGCGCGCCGTATCGGACAAATCCTCAGCCTTGCCATGACGTTCAGCCATGACGCGTTGAAAATGTCGTTGTGCCGGTGTCAGCATTGTTTCTTCCCCGATGAACGGCGGGCCTAAGCCCGCCAGTGTGCGGTTACGCGCCGCCTTCCGGCGCCTCGGCAAAGGTGATGCCGTCGATAAATGCGACGTTGCCGTAGTCCTCGATCACAAAGTCATCGTTTGAGGACTGGTATGTCGCGATGCGGTTGTACTCCGGCTCTTCCTTGATCGTCCGGCGCAGTCCGCCGCGCTGGTAGTACACCGACAGGTTTTTAAACGGCGTGATCAATACGCCATTGACCGGGAAGTAAGGCGCGATGAAGGTCGGCATGTTGCCAACGCGTTCCTGCGCAACAATCAGCTGACCGGCCAGCATTTCGGTGTTCGGGTTGGTCTGGCTCATGGCGTTAATGGCCGGGAAATTACCGGTAGTGAGCAGGTCGCCTGCCAGGATCACCACGTTATCCGGATTGCGCTTGTGCCATTCATCCATAAGGCTGTTTTTCGCGTCATAGACCGCGGCGCCGAGGTTGCCGTAGGTACCTTTCGCAATGACTTTGTTATCTTCATCGCGTGAGGTGATGGTGACGCCGGAAATCACGCGGTGTGAGGCTTCAGTGCGGATTTTCTCCAGCCAGCCAATGCCGCAATCCTGCAACAGTGGGTTAGCTGCACGATCTGACGGGTCGCTGTATTTGGTGCCGTTAAAGCCAATCATGATGCGATCCAGCGACATCTGACGAGCCATCGCGGCGCTGATCAGTGGCTGGAAGTTCGGCATATGCGCCCAGGCATCAAGCTGTTCGTAGCTGATCCCGTAGTCGTAATTGACCTTACGGCACATATAATCAAATGGCTCCATCGCATGATTTGCGCCCGGATTACGGCGGGTAGTGGTGCTGTTGTTGACGCCAGCCATCGGGCCTTTGCTACCAATCAACACTTTCTGACCAATCTGCTGATTAACGCCAAACACGTTAATTTTGCTCAGGAAAGAATCGCTCTCCTGCGCTGCCTGCTCCAGCTTTTGCTGACGGGTTGGATCAACCGCAAATTTCGCAGCAACTGCCGCAGGCGATACGCCGTTTAACTGCGCCTGGCGCAAAATGTACTGGTCAAACAGCTGGCGGGTATTGTTTTCCATGTTCTCTGCTCTCGTTGTGAATATCAGTAATCAGCCAGCTGCGCATTCGCGCCGCCGCCCGCCGGTGGTCGCTGGCTAAAGCTGGCATCGGTGGTGCTCAGTTTTTGCCGCAGTTCGGCCAGCTCACTAGTGAGTTTCTCAATGGCGACTTTGTCCTGCTGGCGCTCCTGCTCGGCAGTGTTAAAGCGATCAATCTGCTCTGACTGCGATTGCGCCACGGCCTCAACGACCTGGTGCATCTGGCTGATGCGCTGATCGTCGGTTTTCTTGCCTTTGCCGATGATGCCCATCACCCGGTTAAACCACTTAACCCCTTCATCACTGCGCTGGGCGGCCAGTTCGATCACCTCTGCCTCCAGGGCTTCGGTAAACATTGGCGCTTCGCCCTGCTGATTGTTAAAGGCCATCACCGAGGCGCGTTGCTGCGCGGCAAACTTCAGGCGATCGGTACCCAGGCTCGCCGGGGTATCGGTCATCGCCAGCCCCACCACATAGGCTTTTCCGTTGAGGGCAAACTGAGGATGCAGCTCAATGCTTGAGTAGACTTTCTGGCCTTTGTCGGTCATCTGCACCATGCGATCTGATGGCTCGATCTCGGCATAAAGGGCGGTTCGTCCTGCTAACGGGCCGTCGGTAATGTCTTCGGTGCTGAGTGCCACCACATCCCCCATCGCGCCAAAATCGCTGTTCGGGAACATAGAGAGATAGTGCTCAATGTTGACGCGTGCGCCGTACACCTCCGGGTTGTAATTCGCTGCCGCATCGCGAAGGTGCTGCGGTTGAATTTCACGGCCATCAACGGTATTTCCGGAGACGGCAACGCGGAATTTCTTACGTGGTTTTGCTGTGCCTGCCATGTTCGTTTACTCGCTCGGTTTCTGAGTTCCCGGAGATGATGGCAGGGGGTGACGTGCGCTCTCAACGCGTTGTTGTTGTGAGGGAATCGCCACAACCAAAAGCGAGCGAAAGGGTACGCGCGCGCGGGTTAATCTCCCCGGCAGGAAGCGAGGAGGACAAATGGCGATTGAAGAAGCATTCATCATGCAGCGGGCGCGGCAGCTTTACTGGCAGGGGTACCCGCCAGCTGAGATTGCACGCCTGATGGGTATTAATCAGAACACGGTTTACTCATGGAAAAAGCGTGATGAATGGGACGCCACGCCACCGATCCAGCGCGTGACGACGTCCATTGATGCACGGTTGATACAGCTCACCACCAAAGACAAAAAGACTGGCGGCGACTTCAAAGAGATTGACCTTCTCACGCGTCAACTGAAGAAGCTGGATAACGGCACGGCGGCCACCCAGCCAAAGAAGAAGATCCGCAAGAAACAAAACTATTTTTCAGAGTCGCAGATTGCTGCGCTGCGCGAGAATATTCTCGGTTCTCTGCACTGGCATCAAAAAGGCTGGTACGACAACCACCACTGGCGCAACCGCATGATCCTGAAAAGCCGTCAGGTTGGCGCGACATGGTACTTTGCGCGCGAAGCCCTGGTGCGCGCCCTTTCCGACGATGTGAAGTACAAGCATCAACGTAACCAGATCTTTCTGTCGGCGAGCCGCCGCCAGGCGTATCAGTTCCGCAGTTTTATTCGCTCTGCTGCCGCTGAGGTTGATGTTGAGCTGAAAGGCGGCGACATGATCCAGCTGTTTAACGGCGCCGAGCTGCATTTCCTCGGCACGTCCGCTGCGACAGCGCAGTCGTACACCGGCAATCTGTATTTTGATGAGTTTTTTTGGGTCGGCCAGTTTGCCAACCTGAAGAAAGTGGCCGGTGCGATGGCGACGTTAAAAGGGCTGACGCGTACCTATTTCTCCACCCCGTCAGCAGAAAGCCATGAGGCTTACCCTTTCTGGACGGGTGAGGCATTCAACAAAGGGCGCAGCCACGGAAAGCGGGTTGAGTTTGATACGTCCTGGAAGACGCTAAACAGCGGGCTGATGTGCCCGGACAAAATCTGGCGCCAGATTGTCACATTGCAGGACGCTATCGATCACGGCTGGGATCTGACCGACATTGACGAAATCCGCGACGAAAACAGCCCGGAGGAATACGACAACCTGTACGGGTGCCAGTTCATCAAAAGCGGTGAAAGCGCCTTTGACTATAACCGGTTGCTGGCATGCGGTGCAGACGGCTACGACGACTGGCCCGACTGGCGCCCGTATGCCTCCCGTCCGATGGCCGATCGCCCGGTCTGGATTGGCTACGATCCCAACGGTGCCAGCGGTAAAGGCGACAGCGGCGCCATTTCAGTCAATGCCGTGCCAATGGTCGCCGGTGGCAAGTTCCGCACCGTCGAGACGCTACGCATACGCGGGATGGAGTTCGAAGAGCAAGCCAATCTCATTATCGGCATGCTGAGTCGCTATAACGTGCAACACATCGGGATTGATGGTACCGGCATCGGTGAAGCCGTTTATCAGCTGGTTAAAAAGCACTTCCCGGCAGCAGTCTGTTACCAGTTCTCACCGGCCAGCAAACGCATGCTTGTGCTGAAGATGCAGCAGCTCGTTCGCGGCGGCCGCTGGGAATATGACCGGGGAGAGCTTGATCTCGTTGGCGCGTTCAACTCTGTTCGCAAGATTGTCACCCCCGGCGGCGTTATCACTTACGACACTGACCGCTCGCGCGGCGTCAGTCACGGCGATCTCGCCTGGGCGACGATGCTTGCCACCATTAACGAGCCGCTGGGACAGGAAGGCGGCAGCAGTATGACAGTTACGGAGTATTAACCTTGAGCAAACGAAAATCCATGCGCGGCAGGCAGTATGCCAGGGAGCAGGCCGATCTCGCCGTCTCGCTAAAAGCTGCACCCGAGCTGAACTCGTTCACATTCGATGGCCCCTGGCCGGTGAGTGGCGCGTATGACCTGCTCGATAACATGTACTGCGCCGACAACGGGCGATACTACGAAACGCCGGTTGACTGGTACGGGCTGGCGCGCCAGTTCGGCTATGCCAGCTGGCACCAGTCGGCGCTGTATTTCAAACGCAACGTGCTGGCCGGGTGCTTTATTCCGCACAAACTACTTTCCCGCCAGGTATTCTCATCCTTCGCGCTGGACTGGTTCGTATTCGGGAACGGCTATCTGGAGATGAGGAAAAACCGGCTTGGCGGTTCTCTCGGCTTTCGTAACTCGCTGGCTAAATATACCCGTCGCGGCTCCGACCTGGACACCTACTGGTTTATTCAATCCGGGCTACAGGATCACCAGTTTACAACTGGCTCTGTCTGCCATGTTCTTAGCCCGGATATTCACCAGGAGATCTACGGTATGCCGGAGTATTTCGCCGGTTTGCTGTCGGCTAACCTGGCACATTCTGCCGACAAGTTCCGCAAACTCTATTACGACAATGGCTCGCATGCCGGGTGTATCGTCTACGTGAACAGCGCAATGGCCGATCAGGAGAGCCTCGACAAGCTGAAGAAGACGCTAACAGATACCCGACGCGGCGGGGCATTCAAAAACATTCTTCTTCACGCCCCTAACGGCGGCAAAGACTCCGTGCAGATCCTGCCGTTCAGCCAGATATCGGCAAAGGATGAATTCGTAGGGGTGAAGTCCTCCACCCGCGATGACATGTTAGCCGCGCATCGGGTGCCGCCTCAGTTAATGGGCGCCATTCCGGAAGGCAACGGATCATTTGGCGATATCGAGAAGGCGGCCCGCGTCTTCGCCGTCAACGAGCTGACGCCATACATGGAAGCCATGAAGCATGTTAACGACTGGCTGGGCGAAGAGGTGATCCGCTTTAATCCTTACGCACTGCTCGAAAGCACGAAGTAACACCAGGCCGCATCGTCATTTCTGGCGGTGCGGTACCCGCCAATCCGTACCACCGCCCTGGTCACATTGACCGCTCACTCACTTTCGAATCCCTACACCTCACCAGAAGCCGCCAGCGCCATTCTGGCGCATTCACTCGTTCGCTTTCTCCAGATCCGCACCAGAAGTCAGCGCGCGACAGGACGCGACTGGCGAACGATACGACCCCCTCCCTTACCCCCTTTACGCGCGCTTGCTCCCCCGCCTCGCCTGCGCGCTAAACCGACCTCTTTTTGTGCACTTTGTGCAGACCGCCCAGGCCCCGCCAGTGCTGGCGCCGCGTAGCAAAAACATCGTTTCAAAAATTGTGCAAATTTGTGCGCTTTTTTGCATCCGCGCGCAAGCCATTTTTACACCTGATCGACCTCACCGAGCGCCACCATGATCGCCAGGCGTTCTGCTGGCGGCAATGCTGCAAATTTCTCCTTCCAGCGCTGCGCTTTTCGCTTAATACGATAGCGATCGTTATAGTCTTTACCGGCGAAAGCATGCGAGTACGCGGCCCCCTCCGGGTAGTTCATCCAGATTTTCTCTGTTCGTACGCCGCCGCGAGTCATGGCCTGAAACTCCTTGCTGCGCCAGCGTGGTAGGGCGTTGTCATAAACAGAAGAGGGGTATCCCGATACTATTACGCTCACATTTTCCGGCATCGAGCAGAGCAAGCCCAGCAGACGGTAATGATCACCAACGGTGTATTCATGGCGATAACGCGCGGAGCTGGAGCGCGTTTCATGAAGGTATGGCGGATCGGAATAAATCAACACCCGACCGGCAGATGAGTAATCAAAACGACGCAAAAACTCAACGGCATCGCCAACATCAATAAACAATGTATCTGCCAGCCGATTCAGAAAATCAGGGTTGCCCTGGTTAAATGCTTCGACGGTTTGCGGGTCGATATCGATCCCCCAATTCACTTTTGCCGGAGGTTTACGCAGCATGATCGCGCCGCCGCCTAAATGCGTTTCAATGTAGACATCATGCGGCGGCATTTCGGCGATAATTTTTTGATAAACACCGCTCGCCGCCTTGCTTCCCAGATAGCTCATTACCTTCTTTCTCTCCAAAAAACTAACCTGCAGCACCGCCAAAAATGACGGTGCTCGATAGAATGACCAGCACCGTCAAAAGTGACCGTATTTGCCGGAGTGATCGGAGAGTCTTACCCGTAGCCCTTCAATAATATCGGGCGCGTACTCCCATTTTCCATCTGGCGCAATCATGGCGCCCGCAGAGATGCCGGAAGCCGGATCGCGAAAAATTGCCAATCCAAGTGGGTGAAGGATTTCAGCGTTAATGCGAACAATAAGCCCGAGCGCTGACAGCTCATTCCAGTCCAACCAATCACAGCCGCCGACTTTTTCACGACCCGCCGGGATGGCCGGCAGCGCAAGCGCTGGATGAACTTGTTCGAATTCCGCCGCAGGCGCACAACGGCGATCGTAATATTCGATAATCTGGAGAGCGACGGCGGCGATCTGCACCATCTCTTCGCGCGCCGTTCCTGATTTATGGCCGCCAAATTCGTCATGCAAAATTGCCTGGCTAAACTCCCCGACCTCTTCGCTAAGGATGGTTTGCCAGATGAACGGATGCTGATTGCGGTCGGCTCCCCACTTTTCATCCTGTCGGTTCATTTCGGCGATAACTGACGTAATTGCTTTAGTGCTGATATGTTTCATGTTTACCTCTCATTTTTCCGTTTAACTGCCTTCTTCCAGCGAGCCGCTAACTCACTGGCCTTATGATCTGCAAGAGTTTTGCGCCACGGCTTATCAACGCCTGCAATGATCAGCTCACCCGTAACCGGATGCGCTCGATATACCGTATCCAGCACCGTCACTTCATTACCGCGCGCCAGCTGTATGGCCTGCGGTTTACTGATCAGCACCTTTTTCACTTTCGCCCATGACTGAACTAAGCCCGCCAGTCCGGCGATTTCCGGTGATAAAACCTGCTCTCTCCGCCTGATCTCCTGGGCGGCCTTGAGATAACTTTCTGCTCTGCGGGTGTCATATTCGGAGCAATCGCCGACGGTAATGCTGTACGCCAGCGCCTCAAACTCATCGGCTGGGGTTTTATGCCGCTTCGGTTTGTGGGTATGGATGCCTTCCAACACCTGCTTTCGCTGTTCGCGTGTTAACTGACCGATCTCGAACTGTTCAGGCTCTTCCCGCTCAGCTGGCACTGTCATTAATGGCGGTGATCCGGGGTGCTGGTTTGTTCGTTTTTTAACCTCGGTACAGTTATTGACACGAGTCCTAGAGGGCGCGGACGCGCCCGGAAGGTCAAAATCAAAGTCAACTACCTGGCCGGAGTCGTCTAAAACCTCCGGTTTCTTCCTTACGATTGAGTAGGAATGCAGGCGGGTTTCAATGGGTGGGATCTGAACGGCTGGCATCATCAGACCTTTGATGAGGTCACGATATTCACCGTAATCATTCGGCTCGTCTTTCTGCTGGTACCAGATGCGCAGCGGTAGATCGCGGCGGGCAACCAGTGCGCCGCCCTGTAATTGAGTGTATTGCTGCCAGTCGCCAGCATCGGCCGCGCGGTGTAGCTCGGCAAACAGCGGGTTTATCTTGTCGGCCTGTTCCTGATTGCGGAACCGGCGCAACTCGCGCCAGACAGACACCGGCGCGCCACCCAAAAACTGAAACTGACGGATACCCCAGCATGAAGCCCAGGCGGTAGCGTGTTTAGATGTTTCTTTGAGTGGCCGGCCGCTTTCGTCGTCGGTTTCACCGTCGAGCGCGTAACCATCAATATTCTTGCTGATGTACTTCACCACGTAGCCGGTGGCGCTGCCGATCTCATGATCGATAGGCTTCATGTCAAAGCGCGGCTGGTTACCATGCTTACCCTGCAACTCTTCCGCATCCTCGCGGGTGGCGTAGTCTTCCATCACTTCCAGCAGCTCGGCGGAGTGCTCCGGCATGGAAAATAACAGGCCATGCCAGTGCGGTGTTCCATCGTGGTGAGACTCCGCCACCCTCAGGCCAAAGACCGGAATTTCACGGCGGGCCAGCTCGGCACGGATCTTTTGCCATACCCGGTTAAGGTAGCGCTGCGTGGCTCTCGGGCTGGCCCCGTTCCATTTGGCATTACGATGACCGAATACGGTATAGGCGTGGTATTTGGATGGCGCTGTCAGGGTAAAAAACTGGCCCGCGTAACCGCTTTCGGTGGCGACTTTCTCAAAGCCGCCGATGCGGGTCATGAGTTCAACGCGGCGCAATGCCGGGTTAGATATGCTCTTGTCGATCTGTTCAATAAGCGAAATTCGCTCTTTGGTGTCCTGGTCTTCCAGTTCAAGACGAGCCATGATCGCACGGCTGCGCTTGCGCCTGGCATCCCACTCATCAACGTGGTGCTTACTGCAATAGGGTGCTGCGCCCCGCTTCACATCACCAAAAGCAATATGCAGGTGCTCTCGCCAGCGCGCAGCGTACTTTTTCAGGTTACGGTGCCAGTAACGATCATCCAGCATCTTGCTGATACCGGTAGTCGCCTCATCAATAAACAGCGATCCCCGGCAATACTTTGCCCAGCTCGGAGGCGTCAGGAAGAAAAGCCGCGCGAGGATAGCTGCTTCGGTGTAAAGATATCCGGCATATTTGCGATCACTCTGAGTCTCTACCGTTTCGTGAACCTCACTCAGCACAGACCGCATATAAATAGCGATATCCTGTGCCAGTAACTCAACATCTTCTGGAGTGAAGTCCGGCAGGTGGTTAAAGCGCTCGACCAATCCATGCAGAGTGTTAAACGTGTGGTAAAGCGGGTTTAACCCTTTGAACGCTGTTTCAGCATGAGATTTAGCCTCATCGGTCATCGCAATAGCGTATTGCTCATTCACCATATTAATAGGCGGCAGATCCCTGCGGATGATATCGCGCAGCGCAAGGCGGGCGATGTGCCTGCCCTTCATGGTGTGAATACTGTCGATGCGGGAAGCCAGACGCAGGCGAATAAAGCGAGGTAGCGGCGCAAGGGTGACTTTTACCCACGCCAAAAACTCCTTCTCTTGACCAAGTTCAACCAGATCAACAGCAGGAGTCTTATCAACATAAATGGCAGGTCTCGGCTTCTGCCACTCGTAATCATACCGGGTGGCGTCAGCACCACCCGGCTGCGTGATGTGAGGCGCAGTTGATGCGGCGGTCATTGTTCCGCCGCCATATACGCTTTTATGAACGCTGTCGCCGCTTCAATGTTGATGGCGTTTCCGTAGGCGCGCAGTCTTCCCACTCTGCCGGGAACCCCATTAGCCAGCGGGAATGATCCGGGTCTAACTGGCCGCCATTTTCCATCTCTGCCGCATAACCAATCAGCATCTCGCCAGAAGCCGTTAACCGGGCCGGGCTGCACAGCGCCGCCACATCCTGCAACCTCTTCTGAATTTTTGTTCCATTGTCGCGATATGTCCTCATAGCTTCCTGCGGACACGGTGAACGGTCGTTGCTCGTTGTCGGCGTAGGCCAGCCCGCAAGTTGTGCTGTCACATCCAGCCGATCCGTTGACAGTTTTCCGTTTCGAATCCTGCCCCCCTGATAGCCGCCCTTCCCGTCCGTGGCGGTTGGGGTCGGCCAACCAGACAATGCGGCTACCGTTTGCAAATTCGGTGATCCCTGACGACCGGAGTTCGATGGATGTTTCCACGCGTTCGCAGTCGGCGTCGGCCACCCAGTAAGCACGATCGCGCCAGTGCGGCGCGCCGACACTCGCAGACGGAAACGCAAGCGCCCCGAAGGCATAGCCCACCCCTTCCAGGTCAGCTTGTACAAGGTCGATCCAGTCGTCCGCGTCAGCGCTTCCAGACTGCTCGCCAAAGACCACGACAGGACGGCGTTGGCCAATAAGCCAATGTGCGGAGGGCCATAGGTGCCGCTCGTCAGCAAACCCAAGTCCTTTGCCTGCCGCGCTGAAAGGCTGGCAGGGGCATGATGCTGTCCATGCCGGGCGGCTGTCAGGCCATCCTGCGCGACGCAGCGCAAGCGACCATCCGCCGATCCCGGCGAAGAAATGGCACTGATTGAATCCGATAAGGTCATTAGGGGTTACGTCCTCAATTGAGCGGGTGTCAACGACGCCCGGCGCAATATGGCCGGCGTCGATAAGGTTGCGCAGCCATTGGGCGGCGAATGGGTCTATTTCGTTGTAATAAGCGACCACAGCGCCTCCCACACTACAGAGCCAACACGAAAGGCGAGATAGCCCATCGGCAACCAGAAAAGCAGCGAGCAAAGGGCGACACAGATAACTGTGTTGCGCCAGAATCGGCGGTAATTGGTTTCTTCGTTCATGTGCGGGTCCTTAGATCGTTACCGTGTCGCCGGGTTGAACCTGGCGGGCTTCTTTTTCGCTATCGCGGATGATGGTCGTGTTGCTGTATCGGCCCCAGCTCAACACCTCCACCTCGACGATCCAGAAATGGCGGTACGGACGAACATCCAGAACTCGCGTCACAACGGCATCAAGCGTGTTCATCGGAATGGCCCCTCCACGCGGTAAGCCAGCCATCATTCACACTTCTAAGTTGCGTTGCTGATTCATCCCCTTTTGCGGGGTCAAATCCGATCAAGGCCGGTGCGCCAGCATGCCAATCCATATCGCCGCGAAGCACACCAATCACCTCGCCAGCCATTTCGCGACTTTTGGCGCTAACCGAGCGGCGAACACTGAAGGAATGGAGATTGAAAGCGGAATAGATCTCGCTCGTTTCTGGTGTATCGCTGTTGGAGATCACCGAGCGCGTGCCGTGCTGGCGATTAACATCAAGCAGGGTTGAAACAAGCGCGCGGTGGTCATCTAACGTGAACGGCTTGCCATAGGCGGTGAAATTGGCTGTTTTACTGGTCGGGATGTACGGCGGATCGCAGTAAATTACCGAATCCTCGCTGTTCTTCGCGATGTATGGAATGGAGGTGCGAAAGTCATTACAAAGAAAGATTGCGTGAGTGTCCCGCGCCTTTTCGGCGAACATTCGCATTTCAGCTTCTGGGAAATAGGGGGCCTTGAAGCTGCCAAACGGGACATTGAAGCCGCCCTCTTTATTCGTACGATAGAGGCCGTTATAGCAATGACGATTCAGGTACAAGAAAGACGCCGCCCACAACGTCGCGTAACAATCCCTTTCCGAGTCATCCCATGAAAGAGTATTGAACTGGTCACGTTCGCCGTAATACCAGCTTTTACTGTTGCCGTGCTTGAACATGTCCCGGGCAACAGCGATCAGGCGCTCTGTGTCATCCCTCAACTGAAGAAAGAAGTTAATCAGCGCGCGATTGCTATCGCAGAGAACATAACGGCGGTAATCCGTATTCATAAATACGGTACCGCTGCCAACGAATGGCTCGATCAGGCAATCAGCTTTCGGCAGGTGCTCCAGCAGCTGCGGCAAAACGCGGGCTTTACCACCCGCCCATTTCAGAGGTGACTTAATCATTTTTCACCTCTGCTTCTTTGTATTTTTGGATCAAAGAACCAGTAGCATCCTTGATAATGGTATTGACGGTATCTCCGGCCTCTTTACCGACCACCACCCCGGCGATCATCGCCATTGATAACCCGACGGCCTGCACTTCGTTCAGAGCCGCCAGTGCTCCTTTGATGTATTCCGGTGAATGGCTCATTTGCGATATTCCTGGTTATAGGTTTCGTGGGTCATGAGTCGCCACTGCTGGCCGCCGTTCTTACTGAGCAAGCGCCAGCGACGGCCAATACGGATCACGAGATAGGCATGCGGTTTAATGCGGGAAAAGTTGCGCCGACCGCGGGCGAAGCATTTCAGGGCGGCTAGTGCCCTGGTGCAGACTGGCAGCGGTGCGCTGCATATAACGGAGAGACGCGGATGCATGGCGGCCCTCACAGTGATTCAGAGTGTGGGGAGGTCAGGCGCTGCCAGATCTCGCAAACCTGCTCGGCCTGATATACGGCGTCAGTCAGCATGTAAGTAGCCGTTGAGCGGCGCGGGTGCGGAACATAACCGGTGGCGCCCGCCAGCATCACCAACGTAGGCAAACTACAGACCCTGAGAGCGATGCGGGACACAACCAGGTTATGCCTTTTCACGGCAGAAATGAGCTGCTTTACCGTTCCCTCCGCTCTTGTCCAGCACTGTAGCTCCGCGTGTTTCGAAGCGTTTTTTTCCACAAATCCGAGAAGTTCGGCCACGGCGGTTAATTCAGTGTGAGTAGCGCTAATTATCTCTACGCGCTGATCGGCGTCCCTTTTCAGCAACTCAATCACCACTGAAGGATCGATATTCTTGACGGTGTTTAGGTCAATCGCGCGGTAGAACTGAGGCCCAAACTGCCCGGTTGACGGTTCAAAGAAGACACACCCAACAGCGAACAACGGTGAGTCGTCATCGCTGCCTAATGCCCTAACGTCAAGCATCATGTTATTCATGGTATTTTCCCTCACTGATGGTTAGCTCGCGGGCGCTGGCCCACTGTTCGATTGATGAATAAATCTCTTCCGGGGTGGCGCTTTCCTTTTTCAGCTGGCCGACAAAAATACGCAGCAGGCCCAGAAGGTGGGCGCGTTCGTGCTTCCGAGCGTTGGCGCTTATTTCCATAAACTCCGGATCACTTATTCCGCTTTCCAACTTTATTGACTTGATCGACATGGCGACCTCCTGAAAAAGGCAAAACGAAGCCCCGGCAAAATGAATGCCGTTATTTTTAACGCTGGTTAATTAGTGGTTGGGGCGCGGTTTTCTTTTAGCCAGCTTGAATAACCTTTCATGCCAAAAATACAGATAATCAATAAAGGTCATTCGTGCACGCTCATGATTACCACGAATTGTTTTCTCCAGGCCGTAAATAATTAAGTCAATCGACGGGCTGTCAGCGGTGACATTAACGCGAGCGCCGTTCTTCAGGTGAACGGTGAAGCCCTGCTCTGCGCTTTCCACCGCTTCGCGTATCAGCATTTCACGTTCCCACGATGTTTTCTCTTCGGTAAACATAATGGCCCCTTTGACTACAGAATTTTTTTAATCGCGTTAGCAATCGCGGCGACAATCTCTTTATTTATTTTCTGCGTATAAATAAAAGGTCTGTTCATTTCTTTAATAAAGCGAACCTTATTAGGTTCCGGCTTAAAGAAACGCCCGTCAGGAGTTTCAATCCAACCGCGTGTATTCCTGAAGTGTGTTACCTGGCATCCATGCTTCAGCAGGCTGGCAATTGAAGGGATGTTTTCAGTGCTCATCGCTACACCTTGTGATTAATGAGTAATAAAGCGGTTTTTATTAATAATCCGGTCTATCGTTTTGCACGCTTCAGCTAATGCAAAGTCAATCCCGAAGTAATGGCCGCTATGCGTGATCTGATAGCGCTGGCGGCTGTATGGTTTTTTGCGTGGGAGCTTCAGAATAGTAAAACCACGGTAAAGGCTGGTTTTACTATTCAGCTGCGACACTGCCCCACTAATTCCACTTTTCATGTATCCACTCCCTGAAGCAGTTCGCATCAAAGCCCCATCCACAGCAACCAGGCATCACGCTGTTCTACCGGGCGGTTGTAATACGCCTCACGCACTGCCCGGTTGAACTCAGGGATATACACCCAGCGTTCACCCGCGCGGGCATTCGGTTTGGTTGGGTCGCGCAACTCAATCACCGGCAGCTTTCTTGCCTTGATCATTTCCTCCACGGCGGACTTTGGTTTGCCGATCAGCTCGGCGAACTTCTCCACATGGACAGCATCAAGCGGATATTTGATCGCGTAATCGCTCGCTTCCATCGTTCACGCTCCTGTTAGCTCGTGTTAATCTCGTAAGATCCAGCCCTTTCTAAACCGTTTGAAAACGTTCTAGCGGCTGGCTTTCATTCCTTGCAAGGTTCCATAAACGAACCTTGATGAGGGCAAATCTAGTTCTAATTTGGAACTCTGTCAATGACCTTTGAAGAGAAGCTAAAGCTCATCCGCAGCGCGGAAGAAATCAATCAAGCGCAACTTTCTGATATGACGGGAATTTCTTTAAGCACGCTGAAAAAGATTGAGGCTGGGTATCACGATCCTGGCTGGAATGTTTTAAGCAAAATCACACAACACCCCCGTTTCCAAAAATACACGCTATGGCTGATGACTGACAAAACCGCCCCGCAGGCTGGTCAGATCGCACCGGCCCTCGCGCACATTGGGCCAGAATCAACGGAATCAGACCAATCCGGGAAACAGACTGGCTAACACTTTATAAGCATTACATTTTCACTATTTGTTACCAAGATAGTGATATCTGCGCCGGAGGGCTTTCTTATGTCGATTAAGAAGCTCGATGATGGTCGCTACATGGTGGACATTAGACCGCGCGGGGCAGCAGGACGCCGCATCCGCAAGACGTTTGACAGAAAGGCAGAAGCTGCCGCGTTTGAGCAATACACGATAGCGAACGCCAGCCAAAAAGAATGGGCTGGTAAGCGCGCCGACCGGCGGCCTTTAAGCGAATTGCTCGATGCCTGGTGGCGGTACCACGGGCAAAACCATGAAAATGGCAAAAAGGAATTCAATCACCTTTTGAAGACAATAAGCGGCCTCGGCGATCCCGCCGTTAGTCGGTTAAGCAAAAGGGATTTAATGGATTACCGTTCAAGCCGTTTGAATGCCGGGATCAAGGCATCAACGATTAATCGCGAGATGTACCGATTATCCGGCATGTTTACGAAGTTAATACAGATTGAGGAATTTAGCGGGCAGCACCCCGTTAACGGGCTTCCACCACTGGCGGAAGAAAACCCGGAAATGACATTTCTGGAGCGGGAAGAGATCAGCAGTTTGTTGAACGTTCTGGAGGGAGATTATTTGTTAATTGCCCTGTTGTGCCTGAGCACCGGCGGGAGATGGTCAGAGGTCGCCACGCTAAAGCGGTCAAACATCGTCAACTGTCGCGTTACTTTCCTGAAGACCAAAAACGGAAAAAAGCGGACGGTACCGATCTCTGAAGAACTGGAAAACAAGGTGAAAAAAGAGGCCAGCGGAAAGCTGTTCAAAGTGGACTATGAGAGGTTCTGCAAAATACTGCGGGAGGTGAAGCCGGATATCCCGGAAAACCAGGCAACGCATATTCTGCGCCACACCTTTGCAAGCCATTTCATGATGAACGGCGGGAATATTATTGCGCTGCAACAGATCCTGGGGCATGCGAATATTCAGCAAACGATGGTCTATGCGCACCTGTCGCCTGACTACCTGCAAAACGCGGTGACGTTGAACCCGTTACAGGGGGGAATTGCGGCATAAAGTACGCCCCGGAGTGTCCATATACTGTCCACACTCCGGGAAATTTGAAAGCGTTACAAACCTTCACAACTCTTTTTAAGTCGTTGTTTTGATTTGAATACAGAGGTAAGTGATTGATAAAAAAAACCCCCACATCATGTGGGGGAAGACAGGGATGGTGTCTATGGCAAGGAAAACAGGGTTTGTTACTGGGGTTGCAGGGTGTTGCTACTACTCGAAAGCATCATCGCTGAGCCTTTCTGCATCCTTGCAACCTCACGCAACTGATCCATACGCTGCTGGTGCTTAGCATTTAAAACCGCTTGCTGCTCTGGCGTAAGCAGGTGGTACATCTGGTTGCGAACCTTAGCCATCTCGACCTGGCGGGCAACCTGTTCCTGCGCCATCTTTTCTGCCTGAGCGCGCACAGCGTTTTCATCAAAATTTTCTGCGGTGACAAGGCGATGCATTGTCTCCATTTCGCTAACATTAACGGGGAGCCTGTCGTGGCGTGCCCGTTGCATAAGATCCCGTAACTGCTGACGTTGCTGCTCGGTTAAACTTATGCCGTCAAACATATGGCTTTGGCTACCGCGCTGTCCCCCTTCGTCTCCGGGGAGCCAGTTAACGCTGGTAACGACTTCAGCGGCCTGGCTATATGCACTTAGCGCCAGCGTTGAGGCCATGACGGCAGCGATAACATTGCGCAT